GAAACTGCTATGACCGCCGTAGCCGCAAGTGAAACTGCTATGACCGCCGTAGCCGCAAGTGAAACTGCTATGACCGCCGTAGCCGCAAGTGAAACTGCTATGACCGCCGTAGCCGCAAGTGAAACTGCTATCAAGGCAATTGCGGCATCGTACAACGGTATTGCAGCGATCTACTCTAACGCAACGGCGCTTGCGAAGTGGAACGCCAAGCCGTCCGCAGTGTCGGCTATTGCCGGCACGAGCAGCGTTGCCATCGGCAAGGCTGCGGTTAAATTGGCCGGTCTTGCGCCGGACAATTTTGCGGACATGGCGGCTGTGGCTGCGAGCAGCACAGCAATGGCGGCTGTGGCTGCGAGCAGCACAGCAATGGCGGCTGTGGCTGCGAGCAGCACAGCAATGGCGGCTGTGGCTGCCTCTGACACGGCGATGAAGCTGGTAACCGCAAGCGCGATGTGCCTTGCGAAGTTTATCGGCTCCGCTGCGGCAAAAACCGCGCTGATCGACCACAACGACATGCTGCAGAAATACCGCGCTGCGATCTGGACCGCTGTAACCGGTGGAACGGATTACTTTACCTCGCAGAGAGGGCAGAAGGATGAAGACGGCGTTACAAATGCCGACATTACCAATGCGGCGTATATCATGTTTGCGATTCCGGGCGGCTACAACAGCGGCTCTGGTGTTACGGTCTGCTGCCACGGTCACAACGGCAAAGAGGCGGCGCGTGCTTCCGGTTCTTATACGGACAACAATAAGCGTTACGTTCTGCTGGGCGGCGGCACCTTTACCGAGTCGAATGACGGCATGGTTAGAACGTGGGTTTATAAAACGAAATAAGGAGGGTTTGAGATGAAAGCAAACAATATGACCTGCTCGGATTACCGCACGGTGCAGGATGAAAAGCTGGTGCTGTGGCTGCCGGGCGCGAGTATGGAGGACGCGCTCGGCATGGAGACCGACATTATCCGCATCCGTACGGATGCAGGAGATGAAGTGGAGGCGCTGTGCGGCTTCGGCAACCTTGTTTCCGTCACCTATATTGCGGAGAGCAATACGATGGTTGTTACCCTGACCCGCAAGGCGGACAGCGGCGTGGGCGCGGCACTGGACGCGCTCTCGGCTCAGCTGGTCGAGAGCGAGAAGGAGAACAAGCTGCTCAAGGCGCAGGTCAGCGCCGCGACCGAACGCAGCGATTTTATTGAGGACTGCATCGCTGAAATGGCCGTTCAGGTCTACAACGATGAAGTTTAATATTCTACATTCATTAGAAAGGTTGGTAATTATGATGGCAATGTTTTTCGCACAGAGAGTGATTCTCGGCAAGACGAAGTTCGACGAGGTGCCCAAGGCACTCAAGGCCAAGGTAGCGGAGATCCTGATCGACAGCGGTCTGCCGGAGCTGGTACCGTCCGAGTTCGGCGGCACGAGGGACGGCAAGGAGGGCTAAAATATGCCCGCTGAAGTTATCACTGCGGCGCTCAGTCTGGTCGGTACGCTCGTGGGAACGCTCGGCGGCATTGCGCTGTCGAGCAATCTCACGAATTACCGCATTGAGCAGCTGGAGAAGAAGGTGGAGAAGCACAATAACCTCATCAGCCGGACGTATGAACTGGAAAAGGAGTATTCCGTACTGGATGAGCGGATCAGAGTTGCGAACCACCGCATTGAGGATTTGGAGAAGGAGGAAGTTCTGCATGAAGGTTAATGTACCTGTTAGATTTAAAAACCCATGGTTCTGGGTTGGCGTTGCATCGGTTGCTATTACGGCGATTGGTGTTGACCCGCAGACGTTTACCTCGTGGGCTGCGGTGCTGGACGGCATCAAGGCGGTACTGAGTAATCCGGTGCAGCTGTGCACGATGGCGCTTGCTATCCTGTCGGTATTTATTGACCCGACTACGGCAGGCGTGGGAGACAGCAAGACGGCACTCGGCTACGACAGGCCGAACAAGGAGGAGTAAGTATGAATATTCCGTTCTTACCGGCGAATTCGAGCAACTTTTACTCAGGCCGAGGCGGAAACAGCATTAAATACATTGTGATGCATTACACGGCGAACAACGGTGACACTGCAATGAATAATGCACAGTATTTCCATAATAACAGCGTACAGGCGTCGGCGCACTATTTTGTGGACGAGAACAGTGTTGTGCAGAGCGTCCGCGATTCGGACGGTGCGTGGCACTGCGGCGGATCGTTGGAAAGCTCGCACCATCCGCTGCATGGTATCTGTATGAACAGAAATTCTCTGGGCGTGGAAATGTGTAGCGACAAGGTGAACGGTAAGTTTATTATCACTGCACAGACTGTGGATCGTACGGTCGAGCTTGTAAAAATGCTTATGGCAAAGTACAACATTGACGCAGACCACGTTATACGCCACTACGACGTAACCGGTAAAGACTGCCCGGAACCGTGGGTGCGTGATGAGAGCCAGTGGAAGTCGTTCAAGGCACGACTGACGGCCAAAGAAACTCCAAAGGAGGAAAAACCTATGACAGATAAAGAGTTTACCGCATATCTCAACCGCTATCTGGCGACCAAGGGCACACAGCAGCCGCACGACTATGCAAAGGACGCCTGGCAGGCAGCGACAGACGCCGGTATCATGGACGGCACCAAGCCGCAGAGCCCGCTGACGCGCGAACAGCTTGCGGTTATCCTGCAGCGGCTCGGCCTTCTCGGGAAGGGCGTGAAGTAAATGGGACTGGGTGCTTTTATTAAGGCAGCGGCCGGTGCTGCCAAGGCTGCCTCGGCGGCAGCTAAGGCCAGCGGCGGCTCGTCCTCGGGCAGCTCGTCTGGTTCTTCCGGTTCGAGCGGTTCTTCGTCCTCCGGCTCGTCCGGCGCGTCGATGGCGGCAACCGGCAAGGGCGGCTCGTACTCTATCGGCTCGGACAAGGGCAAGAGCTTTGTTTCGAGTGCCGCGGCAGGCTCTACCATGAAGGGCTCGGACGGCTCGACATGGACGAAGAACAGCGACGGTACGACCACGATCAGCAAGGGCGGCCAGACGTTTACCTACGGCGGCGCTTCCGGCACCGGCGGTTCGGGCGGGAGCAGCTCGGGCGGCGGCTCGTCCTCCGGCGGTGCGTATACGCCGCTCGGCTCGCACAACGACCAGACCATTAAGGACACGAGCGTTGAGGACTCCGAGCAGATGGCCGCAATCAAAAAGCGCTATGCAGAAGCACAGGCGCGCGGTGACGCTGCGGCTATGAAATCCGCCCATGCGGACGCTGAGGCGCTGCGTGCACAGTACGGCTATTCCGGCGGCTCGGACGGCTCGGACTACATCGGCAAGGGCTATGTGAGCGGCAACGTACTGGGCAAGCAGATGAGCAATCAGCTCAACAGCGGCTTTGATGCATATAAAAAGTACATGGAAGACGCTGCGGCACAGCAGCAGGCGGCGCTCAAGGCCAAGGTTGACAGCGCGGTTGCAAGTCTGAACGGTCAGAAATATGATATTATGAAGCAGACTGAGGCCAACAACGCCGCTGCGGAAAAGGCGTACATGCAGAGCATTAAGCCCGGCGGCTCGAACGCGGAAAACCTTGCGGCAAACGGCCTGCTGACAAGCGGACTTACCGAGTCCAGCCAGATCAGCGCGGGCAATGCCTATCAGAACGCACTGAACAGCAACGCCACCACGCAGACCGAGACGCTTGCCAAGATCGAGCAGGCTATCACGCAGGCACAGCTTACCGGCGATATCGAGGCCGCAAACGCGCTTGCAGACCTTTACAAGCAGATTGCCGCCAAGGGCTACGAGAATACCCAGAATATCGTTGCGGCTAATCAGTGGGGTCAGCAGTTCGGTCTTTCGCAGGCCGAGCAGACGGGTACTTACAACGGCACGCAGACGCTTGCCATGCGGCAGTATGAATTGCAGAAGCAGCAGGTGCAGCAGGAGCTTGAAGCGGGCAAGATCGACATGGAGACGGCACGCAAGCAGATTGAGTATATCAATGCGCAGATCGCTTACATGCAGGCGCAGACCACAGGTCAGAATCTTTCCAACAAATACTCGCAGTGGCAGCTTAACCAGCTTTAACTACGCCAGAAGGCGGCGATTTTCGCCGCCTTCTCTCTTTAGGAGGTTCATATGAGTTTTTACAGCGATTTCGAGAAAAAGAAAAACAAGAACAAAACGTCCGCGCTGCTGAAGGTGCCGCAGGTTGTGCCGCAGAAGCCGGCAAAGCAGGACAACAGCCGCCGTGCAACGGCGGCGCGCAACAGAGAGCAGCAGCGTGTTCAGGCGCACCAGAATGCGCAGCGGCCTGCAAGCACTTATCTGACCGGCGGCAGCACGACAAGAAGTCAGCCGTATGCGGCAAATCAGCAGCGGAACACTGTTTTTCAGCAGCGCGGGAACACACGGCAGGGCCTTTCCGGCACAGGCAGCCGGAGCACGCAGCAGAACAATGTGCGTCAGCCTGCAAGCACCTATCTGACCGGCGGCAGCGTGACAAGAAGTCAGCCGTATGCGGCAAGTCAGCAGAATCAGCTGTTTTCGGCAAAGAAGGCGGCAGAGCAGCGGCGCAATCCGCGGCAGAACGTATCTACAGCCACTAAGAGCAGCGGAGACGGCAACCCGACGCTGACGCAGTTTCTCAAGAACTCCATGGACTGGCACAGGACCAACGATCAGAACAGGAAGGCACAGCTGCACGCGCAGAACGACGCCTTGCGGCGCAAGCTGGGATACGAGTACAATCCGCAGACCGGTGCCTCTTTTGATAAGTACGGGCACGAAATGACCGTCGGTGTGCGCATGGCCTACAACAGCACGCCGACCGAACGGCTGAATCAGGCAACTAAGCTGCTGCATACTTCCGGCGTGATGGGTAAGACAGACAAGGCAACCGTCTACCCGACCGCTATGCAGACGGCGCAGGGACTGGATGAGGACTATTTCAGCGGCCAGACAGGCTACAATGCACACAAGACGATGCATGACCTGTTTAACCGTTCGGATGAGACATGGAGCAGCGAGGACACACAGAGCCGCGACAGGGCGCGCAAAGAGCTTTCCAATGAGATGAGCCGCATTATGAAGCGGTACGGCCTTACCTATCAGCCGCGCGACAACGCGGATGATATCATGAACCGGCTGAAAGCCGCCGGTGCGGACGAGCAGACGCTTGCCTATGTTCAGGAAAACATTGACCTGCGGCACGCGGCGGACCGTCTCGGCAACGGCATGGAGGCAGTTGGCAAGCGGTGGATCGCTTCGCTGCCGTCTCTCGTGGACACCTCGCGTCAGGTGAGTGCGAATGTGGAGGAGAGCCGCCAGAACGAGGAATACCGTCAGCTTGAGGAGCAGGAGCAGACACTTGAACTCACCCTACAGAGCATGAACAGCACAGCAGCAGACGGCTCGGTTCCGGCAGATTATCAGGCAATGTACGATCAGCTGCAGGAGGTCCGCAAGCGCAAGAACGAGCTGACCGTAAACAAAGGCGTAGATCCGAACAAATGGTCTCAGCGCATGCTGCGCGAGGCGAACGAGGCACAGGCAAACGCCGAGGCCGGTTTAGCGCCTGCGCCGCGCTGGCTGACCGAACAGGGCATTTCCCTTGCGGGCAATGCGCCTGTGATGGCGGCAAGTGCGATTCCGGTCGTCGGTCCGGCGGTCGGCTCGATCATGATGGGCGGCCAGGCGGCCGGTCAGCGCTCGTTTGAACTGAATGAGCAGGGCAAGGGTGCGCGGGAGTCGCTGACGCGCGGTTTGACATCGGGTGCGATCGAGGCGGCAACCGAAAGACTGCCACTCGGTCAGATGAGCAAGATCCTCCATTCCGGCGGCACAAATGCTGTGAAGAATATTCTGCGGCAGATGGGTACTGAAGCGACAGAGGAAAGCGCAAGCTATTTCATGAACTATGTTGCGGATCTGGCGGCAAACGATCCGGACGCAAAGTTCAGTCTGCAGGAGCTTGCCCAGAGCGCCGCAGGCGGCGCGTTCGGCGGCTTGGTGTTTGGTGCGGCGGGCGCGTTGGGCGCTAAAACGGCTGACGAGGGCGCGACAAAGGCAGCGAATGCGTATGACTACGAGCGCAATCAGGCGCAGCAGCTTGTACAGCTCGACAGAGAGCTGCAGGCGGCGCTTAAGCTGCCGGAAGGACCGATCAGGGAACGTGCGGTGCAGACCGCGCAGAACAAGATGGCCGACAAGATTTCCGGCCTTATGACGCAGCAGGCCGCGCAGAATGCGGAGCTTACGGCGAATTATGACGCGGATCTCGATAACCGCATGAGCCTTGAGCAGCGCGCGCAGGCGGCGGAATACCTCAACCAGCGCACCGGACAGGTGGACGCATGGCAGGACGGCCAGACAAAGCCTCGCCTCGGTACGGAGACCGAACAGCGTGCGGAAAGCAGCTACCGGACACCGGAAGAAGAATACGCGCTGCAGAGCCAGCTTGCAAAGCATTTCGCGGAGGAACAGCAGGCGGAGACTGGCGGGGTGTATGATAAGGCTACGGTACAGCAGGCTGATGCAGCACAGCACAGGACGCTGAACGAGGTGATTTCCTCGAATCATGATACGATTGCGCAGACGGGCGTTTTAGCCAAAATGACCGGAGATGAATTTCAGGTTGATAGGCATAAACTCATCGACAAGGTAACGGATTTCTTCAATTCTATCGGCAACAAGGTTTCTCGTATTGGCTTTGGTGAGGTTACTTTGAATCGCAGCGGTGCGCGTGACAGCATTTCTCATGGCATGGGCCGCAACAAGGCGATTGCATTCTCGGCGGTTCCGGAAGTTATTGAAAACGGAGTAATCATTGACACGCAGAGCAACTGGAAAGGCCGCGGATATGATACCGTAACCTTTGGCGGTCAGGTGCAAATCGGTGAGCAGGTGTACGATATGGGTGTTATCGTAAAGAAATATGATAATGCCGATATGGCAAGCAAATATTATCTGCATGAAGTAGTTTTAACAAATGAAAAAGGCGAAACCATGTCGTTCAAGACTGGGACCCGTGAAGGCTACCCCAGCGACACAGTTTCGCCTGACGGAAGTGATATCCCTTCCGTTGATAATAGTATACGCCAGAATGTAGGAAATAGCAATACTTCCGACACAAATATTCCGCTCTCCGATGCGATGCAGTACGGCAGGACGCCGGAACAGGCGGTGATGGAGGCGCGGGCGAAGGCTGAGGGCGAGAAGGTACGGCAGGCAAGAGAGGAACAGGCGGCGGCAGAACAGCAGGAACGCCTTGATCGCATCACCAACGGCAAGAGCCGCGACATTATGCAGCGTGTATACGAGGCACAGGAGCGCGCGGAACGCGTGGCAAGCCGCCATGCGCTGGAACGCGCAACGACCCGCGCGACAGCTTCAGACGCGGACAGCTACATTGACCATACGCAAGAGGATATTGCAATCGACCTTGTGAACAGCCTGGAAAGTGAACGCCGCTTTTTAACCAACCTGCGCAACGGCTGGCATTTGAGCGACGCCGAACTGGTAAATGCGGAACGCATGGCGGCGGGACGCGGTCCTGTAACCGAGATGGACAGCCACCGCTACGAACTGGTAGAGACCTACGCCCGCGCTATGCGGCAGTACAACGAGGATATGCAGCCGTATTACGCATTTCAGCGCGGCCTTGATGATGCACGCCTGAGACGCGCAACCGAACTTATCAAGGATTCGGACAACTGGAAGGATTCACGCGGCAACCTCGGTTTGCAGATCCACACGCCGGAGCGCGTGCTGCGCAAGGTTATGGGCGATACCGCCGAAACAGAAGCTATTTATCAGGCATATTTCGCACCGGTACTCAAGCATGACGCAGAGGCTATCCGCTGGGAGAATACCCAGCGCGAACGGCTGAAAGGCATTATGGAGGGCCTGTCGCACGAGGACAGTGTGTATATGCACATGAAGAACCGTGCAGAACTCTCTCCGAAGAACGAAGCCATGCAGAAGCAGCTTGCGGATTATGTGAAGGAGAACAAGAGCAAAATCCATTTTAAGCAGGCAGAGAGTGCTATGCAGAAGCTGTATGAAATGACAAGCGAAATGCATCCGCAGGTCAGCGAGGCCGGTGTGCGCAACGGCTATGCGCCGCTGGAATTTCGACAGAAATACATCCCGAGCCTTACACCGACCAAGGAAGGCAAGTGGTACAACCGCATTCTGCGTAAGGTGGGCGTGGAAACCATGGTGGACGAGCTGCCGACCGAGATCGCGGGACGAACCGAAGACCGCAGACCGGGCAGACAGTACGCCGGATTCTACAACCAGCGCGAGGGCATCAACACCGAGTTTGACGCATTTAAGGCGATGGATAACTATATCAGCGGCGCGAGCAACGCTATTTTCCACACGGATGATATTCAGAACCTGCGTGTACTGGAGGACGCTATTCGCAGCAAATACAGCGATGAAGGCAGCCGTGCGGAACTTGAAGCCATCCGCAAAGACCCGGATATCAATATTGAGGACAAGGAACAGAAGATCAGCAAGATTTGGGAACGCAACTCCGGCACGCTGCCGAGCTTCCCGAGCTGGATCGCGGAGTACACCAACATTCTGGCAGGCAAGAAATCCCGCACAGACCGCAGCGCGGAACAGATGTTCGGACGCGGCCTGTACCGCGCTATGAGTGATGTTGAGGGCAAGGTTGCGGCAAACATGGTAGGCGGCAACCTCTCGACCGCGATCTCTAACTTTATTCCGCTGGCCCAGGGTTCGGGCGAGGTACGTTATTCGAGCATGATGCGTGCAATGCTGGATTACGGCGCAGACCTCGCCAAAAAAAATCCGGCATTTCATGAGGATTCGGACTTCCTGACCAATCGCCGGGGCAGCGAACGTGTTATCAAGACGAAACTGCAGAAAGCCTCGGATGCGGCCGGGTGGACGATGAACGCAATCGACAATCTATCCAGCGAGGTGATGGTGCGCGCACGCTATCTGGACAATGTGGAAAAGCGGCATATGAGCACCGAGGCGGCGCTGCAGGAGGCTGACCGTTGGGCGGCGGGACTGATCGGCGACCGCGCAAGAGGTGCAAAGCCGGTTATCATGGAGTCCAAGTCGCCGCTCATCAAGGCGTTCACCATGTTCCAGCTTGAGGTTATGAACCAGTATGACCACCTGTTCGGCGATATTCCGCACAACCTGCGGGGTCAGGGCAAGAGCAAGGCGCAGATCGCGGCAGGCACAGCGGCAGCGCTGCTGCAGGTATTCGTTATGTCCCACCTGTTCAACGATGCACGCGAAAAGCTGACCGGTTCGCGCGGTGCGTTCGACCCAATCGAGATGGTGAACGACTTTGTAGGCCGCCTGACCGGCTACGCACTGCCGAACACCTTTGATCTGCTGGGCGAAATGATGGGAGACGGTATTGACGGGGATGATTTCCGTGCGGAAAAGTCGGAAACGGCATGGGACAACGTAAAGAAGACAGCACAGGATATTGCATCCAACGTTCCGTTTGCTTCCGGTCCGCTCGGTGCGGTATTCGGCGCGGGCAACTCTCGTCTGCCAATCCAGTCCGTTATCCCGAACATTGACAACATCATGACCGCGCAGGGCGAGGACGCGCGCAGCATGGCAATGATTAAGGAGCTGAGCAAGCCGGTTTACGGCTTCCTGCTGCCGTTCGGCGGCCTGCAGGCGAAAAAGACCGTGGAGGGCGCGGCAACTATGTTTGCGGGCGGCAGCTACTCGTATGACAAGAAGGGCGAGAAAATCCTGCAGTTCCCAACCTACGGGCAGAAACCGGAAGACTGGGCACAGGCGATTCTGTTCGGCAAGAGCTCCAGCGATGAGGCCCGCGCATGGCGCGAGAGCGGCTATGAAACCTTGAATGCGGAGGAAACCAAGGTATTTGACACGCTTTCCAAGAGCGCAGACAACGATCCGGAAGCGCGCAAAAACATTTACGATGCGATCGTGGCGCTGCATGATGTGCAGTCCGACACGGACGAGAACGGTCAGCTGCTCGACAACGAAGGCGAGAAAAAGCGCCGCATGCTGTTTGAGAACGACAAGCTGACACAGAGCCAGAAAACCGCCATCGACCGCGATATCATCGTTAATACAGTGGGCGGCTCGGCTGCGGATTACTCCGACCGGACTTCGTTCGAGATCAGCACCGAGGTACGCAAGAAGATGCAGGGCGCGGCTCACAAGGCGGCAGACGCCGGTCTTGCAGTAAGCACGTTTGCCAAGTATGACAATACGCTGAAGGAATTGACCGAGGGCACGGACGAAAACGGCGAGAAGCTGCACACGGCGGACGAGGCACGCGGTATGGTATTGGATGCTATCCGGCAGGACAGCAGCCTGACGGACGGCGAGAAGCAGACCCTTGCGGATTACCTGCTTGTTTCTTCCATGAGCGAAAAGGCGCGTGAGACGTGGAACGATGAAGTTAAGGGCAAGGTAAATGCAAGCGATTATGTACGGTTTAAGTCGGACGTAGCGGCGTATGAAGCGGAATTCGAGGGTACAGGCGCGGATCATGCCGCAAATGTGGCTAATATTCTGAACAGCTACACGAACCTGACGGATGAACAGAAATCCGTACTCATGAACACCTACAACGACACGGCAAAGAATGACGTATTCCATATTTCGAGTTACGAGCAGGCACTGGCGGACAACAGCTATTACAAGTCGCTGAACGACAGCGAAAAGAGCAAGCTGCGGGCATACTGCAACGAGTATGAGCAGGCAATCAGTGCGGGCAAGGAGCTTTCCGGCTGGAAGGCCAAGGCTTACATGGCGAAGGAGGCCGGTATCCAGCCGGGCACCTATGCACTGTTCCAGACGGCGCTTTCGCTTATCAATTCGGATGGCGGCAACGCCAAAAACGAGGAAATCACGCAGGCCGTTAAGTTGGTGCCCGGCCTGACGAATAGCCAGAAGGCTTACTTGTGGCAGGCGGCGTACGGCAAAGAATCGACCAAGAGCAATCCGTGGGGCGGTGCGACCGTGACGAAGTATCAGAAGGGCGAGAACAAAGCAGTAAATCCAGTGGATGGCGGTACGCTGTCCGACGGGTTCGGCTGGCGCACTGCGCCGACTACAGGTGCATCGAACAATCACAAAGCAATTGATATTGCCGCACCGCAGGGAACACCGGTAAAGGCGGCTATGAGCGGCAAAATCGTTGGAATGAATAAATACGGCTACGGCAAAGACGAGTATGAGGGATACGGCGTATCGGTTACGGTTGACTGCGGAAACGGTATTACTATGGCATATCACCACATGGTTGACGGCAGCAATGCCAACCTGAACATCGGTGACGAAGTAAAGGCCGGTCAGCAGATCGGTCAGGTTGGTTCGACCGGTATTTCTACCGGCCCGCATCTGGATTTCCAGGTGGTCAAGGACGGCAAGTATGTTGACCCGAGAAATTATATTCCCGGTTATGGCGAGGGCACTTCTGAGACGATCTCGGCGGCACAGGCGGCTGTGGCGGCAAGTTCCGGCAAGAAGAGCGGAAAGAGTCATAAGAGCGGCGGCTCGGGGAAGTCGGGCGGAAGCAGTTCGAGCGGACTTAAGACCTTCGATCAACTGGATACTATGGATAAGCTGGGATTCTGAGGTATGGGAAAAGGGTGAGCGAGGCTCACCCTTTTCTGTATGAGAATATATTGACAAGGACAGAATAAACATATATTATTAGGGTGAACGGAGGGAGAAATATGGAACAGAACAAAGTGAAATTCAAATATATATTTGACCCTGCATACAACCCGAAGTATGCAAACGGCGCTTTTGGTAATATTACGCCGCATGGTGAAGTGGCGTTGAACTTCTATTTTGAAAGAAGCGCATTGCCGTATGAGCAGGAATTTGCACTTGATGAAGATGGCGTGCTGGGCGAGTGCGTAAGAGAAAATCCAGAAGAAATGAGCTATGTTCGTTATGTGCAGAACGGCTTGATTTTGAGTAAAGAAGATGCACGAGGTATCGCAAATTGGCTCCTGAGTCTGGTAGATGGAGAAAGCGAGGCAGAGTGATATGACTGCAACTTGCATGAATGGTATATATACTGCACCCTACACTTCATTTTACGCACAGCCGGGAGATAAGATTGCCAGAAAGCTGTCTTTCTTCCAGAGAGCAATCAAACTGCCAACGGAATATACTGCGCTGCGTAAAGACGGATACCATGTAAGATTTAAGCAGACGCAGAAAATTGCATGGGAAAAAGCGGAAGATGATTATGTATCGTTAAGTTTTGAACCGCTCAATGTTCATGCAGTGGGCGAAAACCGTAAGGAAACGATTCAAGAGTTTTGGGATGAGCTTGCGTTTGTATGGCGTAATTACGCGCTTGCAGATGACAGCGAACTGACACAGGATGCAATCGAACTGAAGCACCGCGCGCAGGAATATTTAGCGGAGGAATGAGCGGAAAGTGAAACCATTAAAAACAGATAAGATAAAAAGCAGTCTGGTTAAAAAGGGATTTTCCGCAGAAAATGGCGACCACAAGTATTATACACTTTATTGTAATGGCAAGAAAACGCAGATATTTACCAAGGTCAGTCATGGTAAACCTGAGGTTGGAGAACCGTTGCTTGGAATGATGGCAAGACAGGTCAGGCTAAACAAAGACAAATTTGCTGATCTCATCAACTGCCCTTTGAGTAAGGAAGAATATATGCAGATGATGAAAGACCAGGGATATGTGAAAGAAGGGTGAGCGGTGGCTCACCCTTTTGCTTTTAGAGAGGAGTGCCCGAAACGGGAGGGACCGCTTTGAGGTGGGTCGGGAAACGCGACCCACCGGTACTTCTCGTTTGGATAGGTAGGGGGGTGCGAAACGCACCCCCCTACATTTGTTAGATTTTTTTGAAATAGCACTTGATTTTTTGTGTTACCATGATATAATAAATGTGTAACCAGAAAGTGAGGTGAAACAATGTCGCCAAGGACGGGTAGACCTCCGTCTTTGAATCCGAGAAGAAACGATACTCGCATCCGAATGACTGATGAAGAAGTTGCAATGCTGGAAACGTGCTGCGAAGCACTCGGCAAAACGAAAGCAGATGTTATTCGTTTAGGTATCAAGAAGGTCTACGAAGAAATAAAAAAATAGAAACAGCCCGTCACCGTGGAAAGTATCGGACTGTTTCACAACTACCAAAACACGAGGTTTTGATAAATCTATTGTATATCAAATCCTTCGTGTTTGCAAGAAAGAACGGAGGATTTTTATGAAATACGATTTGAGCAAGCTGTACTGGGACTACATTCAGGAGGACGAGAGCACGGCTTTCCGCAATGAGTTCTGGGCGAATCCGGTCAATGCGGAAATTCAGAAACAGATGGAGCCGATCTTTAAGAACCGCGATATTTCGGACGTTGTAAGCAATTACGAAGCTTGTGCAGAAGAATTCGGTTTCCTGACCGGTTTTCAGCTTGCGGTGAACCTGCTGTCCGGCGGCCTCGGCGCACGCGCTCCCAAGGTGGAGGTGCAGGCATGAACAGTAATCTGCTGACGGTATCCAACAACGAGTTTGGCAAGTTGGATATTTTAATTGAGAACGGAAAGGAACTTTTTCCAGCTGTAGAGTGTGCGAAAGTGCTGGGATATAACAATCCGCGTGATGCAATTGGTCGGCATTGCCGGTACGTCGGGAAACACGACGTACCTCATCCGCAGAATCCGAGAAAAACGATTACGGTGAGTTTTATTCCTGAGGGTGACCTCTGGCGCCTTATCATCCGCTCTCGTCTGCCTGCCGCGCAGAAGTTTGAGAAGTGGCTGTTTGATGAGGTTCTGCCTGAGCTGCGCCGCACCGGCGGCTACCGCACAAAGCCTGCCGCCGACCTGCCGCACCAGTGGATGGGGCGCGGGTGTATCCGCATTGATGATGCTGCAAAGGTGCTTGGCGTGAAGAAGGATAAGATTCGCGAGTTGCTGAACAAGCGCAAGACGGTTTACCGCAACGGCGTGGACTGGGAAACGCTGCATGGGTATGAGGTGGACGAGTACAAGTTTTACAACCGTGTGCCTACGGCGGCAAAGGGCATTTGCATTGTGTATGACAGCGGTATGACAAAACTGCGGTGGGAGCTGCTGGGCGAGGGTTCGCCCGATATGGCGCTACCGGCTGCCGCTGAGGTGCCGCTACTGCCCGCAGCAGTGCAGGAGGAGAATGAACAGCTTCGGTTCGCGCTGGAGGAGATCGGAAAGATTGCAGGAAAACTGGGGAAGTGA